CTACGCCCCCTGCTACCGTTATATTCGCGGTTGCCCCTGTACCCGTACCGCCTGTAAGAGGAGTGTTATTATACGTACCGTTCGCATATCCCGAACCAGCGTTGGTCAAAGTAAAGGTTAAAACCCCTCCCGAGCTGTTTGTGTTCCAGTCAGCGGAAATTGGAAATGGAAAGACCTGAGAGAAAAAACCAGCAGAACGTTGAGAACCCAGCGCTTCACCAGCATCGTACCAAGTATTTTCGCGTACATTATAGATAATTGCATCTGTACACTCCGTAGCGTTACCGCGAGGATAGAACCACCAAATTTCGCCGAAGCGAGGCACTTTTGAAACCCATACCTTTTCGCGCTGAGCATAGTTCAGGTTGTCAAAAAAGTAGTTCTGATTCATAACGTTCGGAATCTCTTTCACGACGCCGTTATACAATAGGAAGCGGTCAACCCCGCACCAGTAATAAATACCATCATATTCAATAACCGACTGAGATGACAAGATTGATGACTGAGAAGATATCAAATCATAGCGCCAGTACTGTGGAGGCGATCCTGCACCACCGATATAAGACACGCGAATCAACGAGTCTAAAGACCAGAACAAACCTGATGGAGCATTAGAGCCGCCGCGAACGGGTAAACCTTGCACGATCTTGCCTGTAGCTACGGATACTTCATTAGCATCCGCTGACACCCAGTCTTGCGCGTTACCTGCAGAAGAGTTCCTAATCAAACCATCGTTACCGTACACGAACACATAAGGGTGAAGCGTCACTACGCCGCCCGATACCGATACGTTGTTGTCAAAGGTCAAAGTGATTGAGGAGCCGTTCGCCGTAGCGGGTGCAGAAATTACTAGGGCAGTAGTGGATATAGACACTACAGTCGCGCCAGAAGGTATACCTGTACCTGATACTGACTGTCCTGCCCCTATCAGCAAGTTGGACGCAGATAGTGTAATGTTAGGCGAGCCGGATGTGATAGTAGCGGCGACTTGTGTAAATACGCCGATAGCAGACATCGTTGTTCCGGTGATATCGCCTCCAAGAACTGGAGTGTTGACGTTGTTGTCAATCAGCGTTAAGTTTTGTCCTGGGTGTGCGAGTAATAAATTATTGCCCGAGCCGCTCACATCAAAGAAAGTATCAAACTGCCACAGGTTGCTTGCATTCGCTGTAAAGTTCGACAGCGTCATGTCTGTGATACCGGAACCCGTTCCAGTACTACTGATAGGTAGCAACTGCATACCTCCAGCATACCCGCTAAACACGTTATTAAAGTTCTGCTGCGGATTGAGGTATATACCCCTAGACGGTCCTGCTAGGTCGTTTACAATCTCACGATAGCCGCCTATCTTGCGAGGGCGTCCGCGTTGAAACCGAACCCAGCGCCCTGCGTTGTAGAACTCTTTATCAAATACTGTTCCGTCACGCTGAATACCTGGCTTAGTATCAAGAGCAAAAACTTTTGCAGTCATGTAAACGTGCCTCCAGCAATGCCTGTGGTAAACGTGCCAGATCCTGTCACCGTAATTCCAGTCGCCGTTACGCCGACGCGTTTTGTACCTAGCACCGAGATTCCTAACTCACCAGCCGAAGGGCGATACAAACCTGTGTTTGTTTCTGCGGAAAAGTTAAGAGCAGGTGTTCCAACGGTACCATCCACCAAGCTGACAGTAGTTGCACCAGCTTGTGTAGTGTTGGCGTTTAAAAAATTTGTCCCATCGCAGATAAGGGTAGCTTGTTGCCCAGGAGGTATCGTCGCTGTAAAACCCAAACCTGTAGTTACAGTAAATGTAAATCCATTATCAGTTACCTGATTTGAAATCACGTACAAGTTTACAACAGGCGGGAATGTCACCGTCACGTTGCTAATTAAGTTACCTACATACTCTTGAATGTTATTTGCTGCTTCGTTGTTTGTCAGTAAAACTGATCCACCTGTTACGTTCTTCGTTAGAGCTGTAAAAGCAAACGATGAGCTGACTCCATAACCGACGGTTACATACGCTGTGCCGGTGCAAACGATAAATGCTGACTCTGTCGGGTTAAACGTCTTACTAGAATTGCCGTCAATCAGCTCAGCGCCTGTGCAAGAGATCGTGAAAGATCCTGTGCCGTTATTTTTGAAAAGGGTAAACCAGTTATTGCCTAGAGTCGCCGCTGCAGGAAGAGTCGCTGTACCTGTTCCGCTACCCCATACTCGAGTTTGAGCTCTGTCAGTGTCTGCAAAAGTTGACCCACTCGTGATAGCCGCGCTGGGGTGACTTTGGTTTAAAGTAACTCCGCTTGCTACTAATCCGTAACCGGCAAGTGTAGCTGCGTTTCCTCCAGAGGAACCTGCACCAAAAGCGATAACCCCCCACGTACCTGCCGTGTTAGGGTTTGTAGTCAGGTACACGTACTGAGCGGTTCCTGCCGCGACGCTAACGATTGTGCCGCCTACATAGTCTTTTACCGTAAACGCTACAGCACCTAAGTTACGTATCAACGCATCAGTACCTACCGATGTTTGATTAGCCGGAGGCATGGACAATGAGAAACCCGCGCCCGTAGGCGTCACGTCCATAATACGCGCTGCGTAGTTGCTAGTTGCGTTGCCGTTGATTGGCCACGATAGCGTTAAGTTAGAGCTTAAATTAAACGCTCTAAAACTTACATCCGTCGGTTGTATTACATCGCCGGTAAAGGGTGATACATAGCTCATGAGTCCACCGCTATGGCTTGACGATCAGCGATGCGGAGCTTGTCCTCAGCAACCAGCGTATCCATAATTTGCTGGTACTGGGCTTGCCAGATCGGTGTTCGTGTGTCGTTCTTGAGGAAGGGCATCGCTTGTAGCAATGACCCGTAAAGTAGCGCCTGAGGAGCGTACGTAGTAAACCAGTTTGTCTGATTGGACGAGTCTAGCGGTTGAATACGCTCATAATACAGCACTTCAAAGTTATACGCAGCGCTCGGCGTGGGCGCGATCAACCAGTTGTTGTAGTCATAATCACAATAGAAAGCAGGCACACCTGTAGCCGTTGGATCAGGCCAGTACTCACGCAAGTACTCGTATTTACGCAGCAGCACTGGCTGACGCTGGCCGGCAACTGTAACATTAAACGATACGGTCTTGTGCCAGCGAGCGGGTTTCAAAATAGTAGCTTGTCCTAAAGTCAACGTGCTAGTGTTAACTGTCAGGTTACCAAGAAACTTGATTTGACTGGCAATAATTTGCTCAGCCAACATGATGAATAGAGGAATCTTGTCCAGAGTGGCGGTGTCGTTACGCTCCAGATACGACTGGATATTCTCCACCAGAGAATCATACGTCATTACGGCTGCGACTGTCATTATAAGTTACCTCGCTTTTCGCGCTTCATTATAACCTCTACTAAGAAGTAATCAAGCTCTATTATTTACTGGCGACGCCTTTGGTTTTCTCAAAAGAACGCATACCCGCAATACCTAAGATGCCAGACAAGATAACCCATAACTGATCGGCGTCTAGTACGGGGGGAGGCTCCATACCTGCTGGGATCCAACCCATTGCTTGCAAGTACTTCCAGCACCACTGAAACAGTGGATACAGTAAAAACTGATAACCCATAGCGGCTACACCGATCCAACCGATAGCGGGTCTCCAACCGGAAACAAACACGCTAGACGAGGCGGCTTCAATCTTGTTGACTTCAATCTGCGCTAGGTCAGTCGCTTGGTCAATTCGCTTTTCTTCAAGATCAAGCTTCCGCTGCTCAATCTCCATTTCCATCTTTTCCTTGTCAGTAGTTATCAGGTCGCCCGCAACTTTACCAACAGCTTCAATAATTGATCCTACAGCCAGCAAGCTCATGCTAGACCTTTCAATGTTCTATTGATCCAACCTTTGAGAAATTTAACCTGCACAGGGTTCTTATTGCATATTTCAACGTATCTGGCAATCTTTGCCAAGGCATACGATTCTTTGAACCGCTGGCCGTCTGTGATTTGATTCAATTTCTCTATAGTCTTAGCCCCGATCCCGCCGTCAGGTGTAGCCCCAACGACCAACTGAGCGAGCTTTACAGCCATACCCATGCCAGCATTTACCCCAAAGTTAAATATACTATTGGCCACCTCTTGATTAGTGATTTCGTTACCGCGCATCTTGTCCCAAAACTCAACACGGTAAAACTCACGAACCATAGGCGTCAGGGAGCCGCCAAACTCTTTTTTGTCAACGAGCGCCCAGCCGTTCCATTGCGGGTTTTTGTTACGGGCAATACCGGCATAGGTCATACCGCCTGTGTCGCCAGCGACTTCATGGAGAACGTAGCCGCCCTCATCTCTAATCATTTGCTCAAAAGCTGGTTCAAACTGAGCCATTACTGTTTACTCCTTGAAAGCATATTACTTGCTATCTGCAACATACTAATTGCTTTGGTTAAATCTTTGGGTTCTTTATCCCAACCGACAGTGATCTGCCCTACAAACCTGCCCTGCTCTGGTGGAACGCTGACACGGCATCCAAAGGTCACGCCCTTCTCGATGTACCAAAGCCCAATCTCGCTCTGAGCCACAGCGTATTCACTGCAAGGTATCTCGTTTGCCATCAGCGCAATCACATCGCGATTGTTGCCAGAACTCTGTGTAAACAATCCTACATCTAACCCGTCATGCGTCTTATCCCTGCCCTCGCGAGTGTACGCCCGAAAGAGCACCCTTGTACCAAACAGCGGGTTAACTTTAAAGATAGCTACTATCGTTGCATCTGTGTTCTTGAACAGGTGCGCTGCGGCATCTTCTACCCTGTCCTCCGCAATCATTGGAAGCTTTTTATTCTCTTTATAAGCCTCAAATAAAAACGATTGGTTCTGCCAGACAAAGTATCCAGAGAAAGCAAACACTGCCATCAGTATCAGCGCAAACAGCTTGAATGGGCTATCCACATAGGACAGAACCTTACTTAGTACATCTGCTGGCTTTTCGTCACTCATAGTCCAAACATCCCCAATACTTTTTTAGCAACATCGTCTGGCAGGAAGCGGAGCAGTCCAAGCACCCACCAAGCCACACAGAGCCGCACAAACACTTTACAGAAGAGGTCAAATTGCTTTTGGTACTCATTCACCGACCACACCTGTTGACATTGCAAAACTCAAACAGTTCATACAAGCCAAATGCAAGCATCATTAGAAGAAAAGCTCCTGCTGTAAGCCCAGCCGCCAATTCAAGTTCTTCTTGTGCTTTTTCTTTACGACGTTTCTCTTCTTCTTTGGCTTGTCTTGCGGCTATGGCATCGTCTCTATCCATCTCAGCCGCTCTAGCTTTGATCTTGTTCCACACGTCTATATTACCCGTCTGCATATAGAGCATTTGCAACTCAGCCTCTAGTTTGGCCGTCTGCATCAGCGTGTTCTCTATCTGCATCGCCAATGCAAAGTTAGACTTATCGCCTGATCGCTTGGCTTCAACCATCGCCTTAGATGCTTGACTTTTAGCGTCAAACATACGACCAACCATGACCCCCAAACCGCCGAGGTCATTCGCTACTTGTGCTGCTTTTTTGACAAGCCCTATGGCGCTTTGAAGACCCGCTAGTGCGGTAACAGGATCAATCATTTCCGTTCAACCTTTTGCCACTCAAGGCATACTACTTTGCGGTTGTAGACATCTCCTGTCCAAGCCCACCTCACACAACGATATTCATCTTTCTTTTTTTGACTGGAGGATTCTGGCATTAGCATAAAGATTACCAACAACCATTTCATCCCCAAATCCAAATGAGGGTGAACGTACCCCAGACAATAAAAATAACCAAAAAGGCCGCAACGATAAACGCTTCGACCAGATCCCTCATGGCTACAGACCTAAAATCTTTTTGACGAGTTCTCCAGCAACGCCGGGGCCAAACAACACGCACACGATCACCCCATACAAGAGGTACTCAATCTTCGTCATGCGCTTGTCCCCATCACGCAAAGAGCGATCTATGCTGTTATAGCGTTCAAGGCAAATCTGCTCATGAGCCAACAATTTAGCCTCCGTCTCAGTGACCATTTTTATATCGAGCATGTTGAATGAAGCTCTCGTTTGGCTGTTAAATACGCTTGATGAGCAACCTCTGGGTCAACAAAGTACCCAAGGTGTTTTTTCTTCCCATCAAGATTTATGTGTGCTGAAAACTTATTTCCAGCCTTAAAGTACGAAACACCAAGATAGCCCGAAGTGTTATGCCTCGGCGGTTTTCTGTGGTTATGAATGTTCTGTTGTTGCGTTACTTCACGCAGGTTGATCAACCTATTGTCAAGTCCATTGCCATTGATGTGATCAATCGTTGTTGGGAAACGCCCATAGGTTAAGAACCAAGCAAGTCGATGACCTCTAACTACTTTTCCACAAGCACTTATTTGCAAATACCCACCATTAGCAAAACCAACTGGATCACCAGCTTTTTTGGTTCCAGATGTTTTTAGGCGTGTAAAAGCACCAGTCTCTGGGTTGTAAGCAATGTACTCACTCACCAATTCTTTGGTGTATGGTTTGCCTACAAAAGAGACTGGCCCTTTTTTGACAGCAAGCTTAGTCTCCACCGTTTCCATCTTCAGCCTTTGGCTCTGGAGGCTTTGCGGCTTCCTGAATTGCTTGGATTAGTTGGAAGACTTCTTGGTAAGGGCGCGTACCCAAGTAACCCAAAAGTTGGTTTGCTGTTTCAATTGGCAGTTGCAGTTTCATTAGTTGCTCCAAGGTGTTCCCGTTGATATTTTAGGCTGTTTCTTTTCGTTGATCTGAGCCATCAATGCGGCTTCAGTCGCCGTCTTGTCTACGCCATTTGACCAGATCCAACCCAGCACTGTGGCTTCAGTCAAGTTAGCATAAGCAATGGTAGGCGTACCGTCAGCCCATGAGCAAGTTGAGTAGATAGAGGCTGTATGCTCGCCATCTACGGCTGTTGCTTGCCAGTGAGCAGTGGTCACGAAACCATCGGCTGTTTTACGATCAAGCTGTGAGATGTTCCAAGTTATAAACATATTTTCCTTTAAGGCTGTGTAGGCCAAGTGATTGTCCAAGGGAAACCAGACTGCGCAGT